CTATAGATTTGCGAGCCATTTTTTCCCGGATTTTGTGTTAAGCCACACCAAAAATCCACCACCTACAACAGCACTTATTGTATATACTAAACTTAACATGTCCATAATCCACTTTATTTTAAAATTGTATTTCCTATTCTAATAAAAATGATGGTAGAGATTCCACCTATAATAACCCTGTATATGTCAAGAGTTATATCTACATCAGGCTTCATGGAAACGATTCCACCTACAACAAGTCCGGCAAATGAAAGTTTTGCTAAATCAAAAAACAACCCGGCAAGTTTTTCCCGTCTTACCTTGTCCTTTTCCTTGACTTCTTTCTTTACTTCCTGTTGTTCACTCCAACTTCCCATTCAAATTAAGATTTATTGCAAATATACGAAAATCAAACAATAAACAATAACATAAACCATTTATTTAACACACTTCACCCTTCGGCAAATTGGCCAGCACCTCATCTATGAAAATTGATCGGTAGTGCGGGCATTCCAGCACTCCCTTTTGCTTCGCTTCCCGATACACTCTGGAAAAGAGCTTTGCTTTCTCCTGGATTGTTGCTGGAATCTCTTCGATAGGTGTCGTCAAGAACCGGCATCCCCACCCTTTGCATGAAGGGGAAAGCTGGCAGTGGCCAGAATTGTTATAGAAAGTTGCGCAATGTAATACTATTGAACTTATCATTTCTTAACCTTTACAGCCACTCCTGTTGCCTGATAAAACGCTTGCGAATATTTTGTTTGAGGGAAATATTGGACTTTGAAACATACTATACCATCAGCCCCCAACATCTTTGCTTTATCCACAACTTTGTCCATCATTCTTTTGGATGTTGGGTAATACCCCCCTACTCCTTTTTCAAGCCCATCCTTATCTTCATCGGTAACTATCTTTCCTATATAAAAATCAACCTCCAACTGAGCCAAAGGGGTATAATCAAATCCTGTATCAGTCGGGCTTATCATAAAACCTTTTTCAACGTAATCCCTAAAGTCGATTGAATAAACCGCCTCATGATATACAGTGGCACATGATTGCAACAGAGCCACAAAAAGAATCAATAATAGTTTTTTCATATTCTTAATATGTTAGATAGTTTATTTTGCAGACATACACATAAGTACTCGATACACGCCGTACACCTCTGACAAAGGAACGTCAAAGTCCGAGAATTTCGGGTCCGGGTTAACCGAATGGCATTTCACATAACCTTCCTTACCCTTACATTGATGAAGTTCTTTTACTATAACCCCATTTGCAGTGTCCAAAACGTATGTTTTACCCCAGTCTATAAAGATATTAGGGTTTATCTTCTTTATCAAAATACGGGAACCTGAGGGGTATTCAGGTGCCATACTATCTCCATATACTGTAATGGCAAAGTCTACATCTTCAATGGGTGAAATTATAGCCTCACAATTTTGGAGCATTGCGCCTGGAGCCGCAAATCCCGTAAGCGTTCCTCCCATAGCTGACATGGGAAGAAGATATGTGGTGAAACCCTTTGTATATTCTATATCTTTCTTATCAAAAGATTCTTCATTTTCTTTTCTTCTAAGACTATTTAAGAACAGACTGTTTTTTTCACTATCTAACATATCTCCAACCCCTGTCAACAACCATGCAGTGTTCAACTCTGGATAAACAGACTTTATCTTATCTAAAGATGCGGTACGTATGCTATCACCCACATTATTCACGAACCCGGTAGACAATCCTACTTTTTTCTCGAACTTACCTTGACTAATTTTTAGATAAGCCAAAAATGATATTAATCTCTGCTTTGTTGTCATACTGATTTATTTTCTGTATATTTGCACTGAATTTTAAAACCTATATTGCTATGTTTAAACGAATCAAACTTTGGTATCACAGACGCTTATTCATGAGAATTTATTTCATTTATCTCAAACACAGCGACAAGCCTCAGGATGCCGTCAATGATGCTTACGAGGATCTTAAAGCGATTATCAAAGTCATGGAAGAAAAGCTCTAGCCCTAGTATTTCGTTCTTTCACTGGCTGCGTAGGGTAAATAACAGGTATTGAAAATTTAATTTTAGAGACATTCTCATTAACCTGTTTATTTTCCTCACTAACTGATTTTCCTCCAAATTTTCCACCAAAACGAACTCCTATTACAGAACCACTTACCTCTACCCCTCCTGTTTTTTCTCCATTGTTTAAATTCTCAGAAGATGCTGAAACAGCCACTTCAAAATCTATATAGGAAATCTTCAAATCCCCACTAACCGCTCTTACCTTTTCCTCTGCAGAACGATTGCTAGGTGATATGATTGCTCCATTTTTCAGTTCTTCTTGACATTCTTTCACTGCTTCTGTAACATCAAAAAGAACTGATTTTATAAAATCTTTCAATTCCATAAATGATAATTAAAGTTAATCACAGATTTATTTTCTGTAGTTTTGTTTGTTACAGAAAATATTTCTGTATCTTTGCAACATCAAACAATAAACAACAGCACAAAGGAACGAAAAATAGTTCGGAAGTGCAAAAATATTGACTAACTAAAAAGAGGTAAGACAATGAAAAGATTCGATTTACGACAGATTATGAGAGATGCCCACAGAACTTACAAGTATGTAGGCAAGAAACAAGGCAAGACCTTCGGTGAAGTTCTGAAATCAACATGGAAACTGGCAAAACTGAATGTTACAATGCAGGAAGAGCTGGCAAGACAACAGGAAGAAAGAAATAACAAGGTGTTCACTCCGGTCAAAGCAGAAAAAGTCACTTTCAAAGCCGAATGGTCAGACTGCTACAACTCCAACAGCCGTGGATATTTAGGCTCCCAGTACTGCGGAGATTAATAAGGACATTAATCAGGATTATCCTGTCCGGTCTCGATACCGGAAACAATCCGTAAAAGGTATGGCAGGAACTACATGGAGTGATTGCCCTTAGCAATCCGTTCCAGAAAGCGATACTGGCGCTTACCCTCAATCCCAGCATAGAGGACGCGAGAACTAACGGTCGAAGCAAGCAGCCTGTAACAAGGTCGATGCAAGCAGCCGGGCGAAGTAAGGGCGATCATGCCCCGAACGGTTATGCAGTGAAGAACAGTAGCTGACAACTCCGGTGGGAAGACCAGAGAGAGGTTATCGGGGCACAAACTAATAATATCTACTTATGAGAAACCTAATTAGATTAAACAAAGAAATCAACCTTTCGATAATGCCGAAAGGCTGGAAGGGCGGAAAGGAAAATCAAATTTCATGTCTGACTCTTTACATGACAAAAGAAGAAAGAGAAAAAATCATGTTAAAATTCTCTTTATACCGTAACAAAGCCTACAGAGTTGAAATAATGTGCTACCTATTATCTAATTACATCGCTCATATATGCGGAAAACCTTGTGAAAGTATTGCAATGAAAGTCTGGAAATATGGTAAAGAATACAAAACCCCTAATAAGTATGTATATTATTCTATCGGGGCAATACCTGTAGACTTGAAAAACGCCGTTGCCCTCAACATGAGCAAGAGTGGTTATCGGTTCAGAAACGAAATATATTACCATGCAGTTACAGCTTTCTATAATGCTCCTGACAGACTGTTGGACAGAATGTGCAAAAGGATAGCATATATGAAAAATCCAAAAGCAAAGTATGACAGAGCCGTTAGGTTACAAACTGTTATCCCGGAAGAAATATACCAAATGATAAATAGTTACGCGATCCAAAACGGTATGAATGTATGTGATTTGATAAGGATTACGCTGAGAGCGTCTTGTGTTTCGAAAAAAGAAAGAGCTTTGGACGACTCCATGATAGGAAAAGTGTTCAACCTTTATAGACTGATAAAACAGCCAGCATATCCTTTTACGGCAAATCCTAACAACAGGGCATTATTAGTTGAGATCAAAGGTGAAAGAGAGATGTACTATCTAATGAAACTCATGAAGCGTAGAAGGATATCCAATGCGGAAATGTTGAGGAAAGCAATTAGAGCACTGGATGATGTAATAAGTCACAAAGACAAGATTAAAAGGAACGTGACAATAGAGCCCCAATCCTATGATGAAAATGAAGAGGATTATTGGTATGATAAAATAGCAAAGAATGATTTTGCAAGATCTATATACTTATAAATGAAAACAATGATTTCCATCTGTGGAGCATCCTTTCTAGTGCTCCTTCTTACCATGCAGAACATGGACGCATGGTTTTGGGTGGCGGCAGCATCATTCACCGCCACATTACTAGTGATAAGCAACGAACTTGACAATATTGAAAATCAAAAAAAATAAAGCTATGACAACAGTAGAAGAATTACAAAGCATGACACACGAAGACCTTGTAAGACGTGTGCAAGAACTGGAACAAGACCTTAAAGAAGTCAAGGAACAGAGCGACATGTGGTTCGATTCGTTCACCCGCCTACAGGCACGACACGAAAGCAGCATTAATGCTCTAGACAACATCGTTAAACTCGCTAAATTGAAGTAATATGGTAAAAGTAACAGAAAATTGGGCGGCCACATTGAGAGCGATGAAGGTAGGTGATATCGTTGTGTTCCCTGTGCGTGCGATATCTTCCGTCAACACAACCATTTCCAGACTAAGATTGGAGATGTGTGTAGAAAATGCCGATTGGAAACGAACAGGAGAGGTTGACCGCAAGCGCGGAGAGTTCAAAATCCAGCGTGTGTCATGATTACGCTATCAGAGCGCGAGCATCTTGTCGCCGAACAATATTGCAAGGGTTTGGCCGACAAGGAAGTAGCCGACAGTCTGCAACGCTCGGAATGGACCATCAAAGCACAGAAGCGGGATATATACAAAAAGCTGGGTATTTCCAAAGATACCGAGCTTGTATTATACATGTTCTGTGAGCGCATGAAGATCAACTTCGATATAAAAGAGATACGTAAACACGGGCTTGAGCTATTCTTCTCCATCCTGTTCCTTGTCATTGCCGCATTGGATTTTCATCCCGACATGAGACAATGCAGCAGAGCAAAGACAAGAACCACCCAAGTATCAAGAACAAGACGAACAAAAACAGATTCAGATTATGAACTATACAGTTAACAACCAACTACGGACATCCATCTTATTTGATGGAACGGCAGAAGCACGGCTAGCAGACATCCTAGCCATCATGGACACCCATACATTCGGTAAAAGAGAAGCGGCCAAAATAGTTGGAGGCATAGGAAGGCTTATCAGACTGATCGAAGAAAACAAAATACGTTCCGACAAGCCTACATGCGCACAAAACGGGAAATGGTTCTGCAATGCCAGTGATGTCCTGCGTTATGCACAGGTCAAAATGCCAAGGAAGCCTAGAAAATTAAAAAAGAAAGTGGCATAAGCCACACGGGTAATTAGCTTAATGGGAAAGCGGTATTCACTTTTTTCTTTACGTTCAGACGGTTTGTGATTGTTTTCAGGAGGAATACAGATACAGGTTCGAATCCTGTATTACCCACACCCAAAGAGAGGGAGCCGTACACCCTTTAAACGTAGCCATGTTAGAGACTTCAAGGCAGTGAAGCAGAGAGAATTTGTTAGATAATAATTTAACCCAAAGCCGCTGGAAAGGACAGCGTGAGGTGAGAGCCCTCTTTATATGTTATATTCTATATCCTTATTTATCCCGGTGTGTCCTGGCCGACTATCCGGGAACTATTTTTTTTAACTCATTTATTAACCACTAAAAATTATTGATTATGGGACTTATCAAAAAGCCTAACGAACTGACAGTTAAGAATGCCCTGTCGGCATTAATCTACGGACAACCTGGTATGGGAAAGACCACACTGGCGTTAAGCTCTCCCCAGCCACTACTCCTGGACTTTGACGGTGGCGTTCACCGTGTGAATGCAGCCCACCGTGTAGACACCGTACAAATTTCCAAATGGGAAGAGGTGGATGAAGTTCTTACGAGCGGAGAAATTGTCGAATACAAGACCTTCGTTATTGATACGGCAGGAAAAATGTTATCCTTCATGGATAAATATATAATGAAAAACAATCCCAAAATGAAGAAAGCGGATGGCACACTGTCCCTGCAAGGATATGGAGTACGAAAGAATATGTTCATCAACTTCGTAAACCAAGTCACACTAATGGGTAAATCAGTAATATTCGTAGCCCATGAACGCGAGGAAAAGAACGGAGAGGACAAACAGATACGCCCGGAAATCGGAGGTTCTTCTGCCGGTGACCTGATTAAAGAGCTTGATCTTGTAGGCTATATGGAAGCCATAGGTAAGGATAGAACCATCTCTTTTGATCCGTGCGAGAAATTCTACGGTAAGAATACCTGCAATCTTCCGGCACGCATAAAGATACCAGTTATCATTAATGCAGAAGGTACAATCACCGGACCGAACGACTTTATGACAAAGATTGTAAACACTTATCAGACCTATCAGGAAAAACAGGCAGAACTGTCCTCCGAATATGAAGGTCTTATGGAAGTTATCAAGGAACAGATAGCCATGGTAGCGGATGCGGACACGGCCAACGAAGTGAAACAATCACTGGAGAGCCTGCAGCATATCTTCGACAGCAAATTACAAGCAGGTATGCTACTGAATAAAAGATGCAAGGAATTAGGGTTGAAATTCGACAAAGTCAAAAAAATATATGAAGCAGCCTAGTTATAAAATCTATCCCTCATTACTTGACAAATTCGACAAGTATCTGAGAGCTGATGAAGAAGTGGAAAACTTCTGGAACATTGATAATGAAACCGGAGAGTATAAACGCTCTCCGGAAGAAATCGAAGAGAGCCTGAAGCAAGACCTTCTGGATGCTATCAACCGTGTACCGTTTGAGAGTGAAGCAGCCGACAAGGGAACAGCCTTCAATGCTATCATTGACTGCTATGTCCATTGCGAAAATCACGTGCCGACAGAGCGTTCCCCCTACTCCATCATTGGCGATAAGGAAACCAATACCATACAAGTAGCTTTCCCCGCAACGGATATCGCACCTGCACGGCATTTCCTTTTCGACAGACAATGGTGTATAGAACAGGCAGAGTATTTCAAAGGCTCATTAAGTCAGGTCTATGTATCCGCCATTCTTCCTACCCAGTACGGAAATGTGGAGTTATACGGATTTATCGACGAACTCCGAAAGGATATTGTTTATGACATAAAATCCACATCTAAATACGAGTTCGGCAAATACGCCCACGGGTGGCAGCGCCATGTCTACCCTTATTGCCTAATTGCTTCCGGTCAGATGGAAAACATAAAGGCATTTGAGTTTACGGCTTATGCGCTGAAAGGCGGTACCAGCCGCACACCGCTTATCAGTGGTACGCAATATCCGGAATATTATACTTACAATCACGAACAGACAGTGAAACTGCTCACGGCACACGTAGAACATTTCATAGAGTTTTTGGAAGCTAATAGAGAATCTATCACGGACAAGAAGATTTTCGGACTGGAATAATGGCACAAGAAGCTATCCTTATAAAAGAAAAAGGTGTGGTAACACTGAACAAGTCCTTTGATTTCATGTGCTCGCAGCTCCGTAACGGTCGTTACAGGTTAATTATCGAACGTTACACAGAGCCGCGCACATTAAGTCAAAACGCCCTGATGTGGCTTTGGTTTACCTGTATCGAACAGGAAACAGGAACGGACAAACAGGACGTACACGATTATTACTGCAACCTATATCTACGAAGGACAACCATTATCAAAGGAAAAGAAACGGTCATAGCCGGAAGCACATCGAAACTGAACACACTGCAAATGACGGACTTTTTGAATAAGGTCAAAGCAGATGCAGCCACGGAACTGGGAATAACACTTCCCCTTCCGGAAGACCGTTATTATAACGAATTTGTCAACGAATATAAATATAGAAGATAATGAAGATCATAAAAGCTAAAATCACCAAGGACAGTACCTTGGTGGCCACCTACAAGGATGAGAATGGTACAACCACCGTAGAAGGCAAGAACCTGGTAACATCAGACCTTATCAATGCGTTCAGCAAGCTGAATCCCCACGCCGCTTTGCTTACAGAACAGAAAGAAGTGGACGGTATAGAATCAGTAGATGAAGTACCTGATATCATAGGACAGGTGCTTGACGTTACAGGATATTCCATTGGCGGAGATGGAGATCATGAAGGGGTTACTCTGATAGCCAAACGTTTTCTCAAAACAGGAAAAGTTCTGAACCTATGCGCTCCGTTCACCATGTTCAATAATGAGAATGAATCGTATATCAATGCCTTCGAGTTGGAGCAGGAAATCCAATCCTGTGAGTTCGAAGTCAAAGAGTATCTGTTAAACAAAAAATGGCGAATTGTACAACAGGAACTTCCGTTTGAGGAAGACACGGCGAACGCAGACGTACAACCGGACGCCATTCCAGAAGCCGGTACAGACTTCAATCAAGAGGTTGCGGAATTCCAGCAGGCTATGAATGATGCAGGGGTTGACATAATAATGAACGGAAAGAAAATTAAATCACGTAAACCACGTAAAGTCAAACAACTTGCATCATGATACCGCCGTCCCCATTTTGCGTAACTACTACCCCCAACTGCTTCAAACTAGCCTTCCCATATCATCCAAGATTAGTGGAGCTAGTCAAACGGATTCCAAGTGTAAAACAGAATATCCGGGCAGCCTATATCGCTGACGAAAAAGCTTGGAAGGTATCTCTACAAGATAAGGAATACGTGAGAATGATGGCAGATTGGGCGGTACAGACAAAGATATGCAGCCGGGTACAGCACAAAGTGACAACAAGAGAGTATAATGACTATACTATTCCCGACCTTCCAAAACTTACGGTTCCACACGGATTGCTGTTGGAACCGTACGAATATCAGAAAGAAGGCATCGCTTATGCGCTACAGCACAAGCGGTGCATATTCGGGGACCAACCGGGACTGGGAAAGACATTACAGGCAATAGGCACGGTTACGATAGCAAAAGCGTATCCGTGCCTTGTCATTTGTCCGGCCGCATTGAAAATAAACTGGCAACGTGAATTTAAGAAATTTGCCGGAAAAAATGCCATGATTCTGGATGATCGCAATAAAGCCAGCTGGCACCGTTTCTTTGAAACTAAATGCTGCAACATATTCATAACAAATTATGAATCACTGAAAAAGTTTTTTGTACTTAAAGTAAAGGAGGAAGCACGGTTTACCATGAAACCCATTGAGTTTGACCCGCGAATATCGTTATTCAAATCCGTAGTCATTGACGAATCACACAAGTGCAAATCCACCAAGACCCAGCAATCCAAGTTCGTAGAAGGAATATGTAAAGGCAAAGAATATATCTTGGAACTGACGGGAACCCCAGTAGTGAACAACAATACAGACCTTATACAACAACTCAAGATAATGGGACGATTAGAGGATTTCGGAGGATACAAGTATTTCGTAGAGAGGTTCTGCGATGGACCTAAACAGTCAAGCAATGTGAAAGAACTGAACTGGAGGTTATCATCGACCTGCTTCTTCCGGCGCGAAAAGGCCAAGGTACTCACTCAGTTGCCGGACAAGTCACGCCAATATATAGAGGTGGACATATCCAATCGCAAAGAATACGACAAAGCGGAAGCCGACCTGATACAGTATCTCCGAACTTACAAGAATGCGGACGATGAAAAGGTGGCCAAGGCATTAAGAGGCGAGGTAATGGTGAAAATGGGAATATTGAAAGCCATATCAGCCAGGGGAAAAATCAAAGTCTTTTCCGAATTCATCCATGACGTGATTGACGGAGGTGAGAAACTGATAGTCTTTGCTTACCTGAAAGAAGTAGTACAGGAATTAAAGAAGATATTCCCTGAAGCTGTCACCGTTACAGGCGAAGACAATGCTACTCAAAAACAGACAGCGGTAGACCGCTTCCAAAACGACCCTTCTTGCAAGCTGATCATCCTTAACTACAAATCAGGAGGTACAGGTCTTACATTGACAGCTTCCAGCCGTGTGGCGTTTATCGAGTTCCCATGGACTTTCTCCGATTGTGAGCAGGCAGAAGACCGAGCACATCGGAACGGACAGAAGAACAACGTAAACTGTTACTACTATCTTGGAAAGGATACTATCGACAAATATATGTATGATGTCATTCAGACCAAAAAAGGAATAGCCAACGGAGTGACAGGGACGGATGATGTGGTTAAGGAGAATGTGGTAGATATGGCAATGAACCTATTCAACGGAAGAATATGAGGAAACAGACAACACCATTATCAGAAAGCCAAATACAACATGATTGTTTGGTATGGTTCCGGTTACAATATCCCAAACTGGCTCGTATGCTTTTTGCAGTGCCCAACGGTGGCAAACGTGATGCCAAGACAGGAGCACGGATGAAGTATGAAGGAGCAGTGAGAGGTGTAGCAGACTTGATTTTGCTCATACCCAAAAAGGGATGGGCTTCCCTCTGTATAGAGATGAAGACACCGAAGGGTACACAGAGCGAGCACCAACGAACGTGGCAGACAGAAGCAGAGAGATACCAAAACAAGTATGTTATCTGCCATTCACTACAGGAGTTCATAAACGAAGTAAATTCTTACCTACAATGACTTATATAGATTACGTAAACCAATTTTGGAAGACACATCAGAGTGTAGCATTTTCCTCGAACGAAGTTTATTTGTACTTCTTCCTTTTGAACGAGTGCAATAGTCGGGGTTGGGAGAATCCGTTTGAGTGTCCCAACAGACGAATCGTCCTCGCAACCGGTATATCAGAACCAACCGTAATTGAAGTCAGGAACAGATTACAGCAAAAAGGTTTACTACAGTTTGAGTCAGGTAAGAAAAATGCGAAATCGCCCGTTTATTACTTAAATGATTTAAGTAAACCCTTAAGTAAACTCTTAAGTAATGACTTAAGTAAACCTTTAAGTAAAAAGGCTAACATTAATATAAGACTTAAGAGTAAAGATAATAATAACTCTAGCGAGTTATTTAAGCCCGAGCAGGAAAAACCTAAAAAGAAGCCTTCAAAACCAAAAACCGAATTTATAGCCCCTACCCTGGAACAGGTGAAAGATTACTTCCGTGACAAGCTCCCGGACTGGGAGCAGCAGGCGGAGATATTCTTCTACCACTTCGATGCGCTAAGCTGGAAAAACACCAACGGGGCTAAAATTGAACGATGGGACAGCCGGGCTAACCTTTGGATAATCGAAAAAAGACTTCAAAATGGAAACAAGCCTACAAAAACAGATCACTGTGATAATGTCCCCAGGACAGATACCTCAATCCAGGAAAAAGCCGGAGACACTGACACCGCTCCAGCAGACCTTGAGAAATGGATCAACAGCCTCCCAATTGGTTGACAACTGGTCCGGCACGCAAGCCCAGCTGAATTGTAACCTGACATTAGCACAAGCAATCAGGATTGAGGGTATTCCCACCCTTGCGGACATCAATGTTGTCTTCGGCAACGCCACATCAGTCAGGATTATCACAGAGCACCTGCAATCAATCCTCCGATACGCAGGCATTGATATCGCACCTCAACAACTTGCCGAAACGGCGCTAAGCATATTGGCCAGCTATTATTTTCTCAATCTGGCCGAGCTTTGCATATTCTTCACACAGCTTAAAAACGGAAGCCGTGGACAGTTCGTCTGGGGAAACAGGATAAACAACCAGTCCATTATGGTAGCCCTATCGGACTTTTGCAGGGATAGAAGAGACGAGCACGTCAAACTGTCCAATGAAACCGCCATGAAACAATCTCAAAAAGGTTTCACCCGGATAGAAGATGCAGCGTGCGCCATGATTGAGGGAGTAAAAAACATTCAGGAGCTCAAAAAAAAGGCTAAAAACGATTTCAGCGCCTTCACAGAACTTTTTCCTAACGTTCCCAATAACCATACTGCCTACACCTATTGGAAGGCATACGGGGGAAATGAGGATACAATACGGGCTATATACGGAGATAATGCACCACCTCCCAATATAGCAAGCGACGATATAGGAAAATTCTTATGCGAGTATAACATCAGAATCAATCACAAATAAATATTATCAACCACTTCAAAATTAAGTAACCATGGCAAGTAATGAAAGTTTCAAACAGGCAATCAAAGCCTATCTGGACAAACGGGCGGAAGAAGATTCACTGTTCGCCCCCAAATATGCGAATGAGAAGAAAAGCATTGATGAATGCTGTAGTTATATCATGGGTGAAGCCAGGAAGCGTGGTAACGCCGTAGCGATTTCAGACGAGGAGGTCTACGGGATGGCAGTGCACTACTATGATGAGGACGATATCAAAATAAACCGGCTGCCTGCCGGAGAGAAAACGTCCGTATCATCCTCCGCCAAACCTGTGGAACTCACCGAAGAAGATAAGAAAGCGGCACGTGACAAAGCAATCGCACGGCTAGCGGAAGAACAATACCAGACACTCAGGAAGAAAAACGTCCGAAAGAAAGCGGATGATAATGTACAACAAATGAGCTTGTTCTAATCATGAAACCGAGAACGAAATTACAGTTTAGGGTAGTTAGTTTGAGTAGCCAGCTACCTGATATAGAAAGTATGATGGCTGAGTGGGCGAATAATGATTGCCTGGACCATATAGGATATGCTACCAAGTCCCGTATCATATGTATGGAATGCGGAGAACGTTTTTCTGCAGAACTTGTAAAGCGCAAGCGTGCCGTTTGTCCTCATTGCGGTGCATCCTTAAAAATAGAATGGTCGAGGAAACGTACTAATAAGCAGTTTATAAGAATAGGAAAGGCGGATATATGTGAAGAGTTCCAGGTTCTCCGATGCTTTGAACTATATGCTTATTATCGTGAAGGCAGGGAACCTCATTATTTTATTCGGGAAGTGCTTCAACATTGGATTAAAGACGATGGAAAACGGGAAGTGATGGTTCTTGCAAGAAATACAGGCTGTAGTGGTTGGTGTGGAAATCTTGAAATTCGTAACAAAACTGTGGGATCGTATTATTATATCGAAGATAATGATGTTTGCTGTGATAAATACCATCCGGATTCTGTATTCAAACCGCAATACACAAGGATGGGAATAGATTACAGACTTCATGGACTGTCATTTCTTGATGTAATTAATATTATTCCTGCTAATCCAAAGCTTGAAACGCTTCTTAAGGCAAGGCGATATGATTTGTTGGGTTATTGGCATAGGGAACGTTATAAAATTAATGACTATTGGCCATCTATAAAAATCTGTCTTCGGAATAAGTATAAAATAAAGGATGCTTCGATGTGGTTTGATTATTTGGACTTGCTGAAACGTTATCATAAAGACCTGCATAACGCTTACTATGTTTGCCCTACGAATCTGAAAAAAGCCCATGACTTATATGTGGCAAAGAAAAAGCGTGATGATGAAAAGGCGCGCAAGGCACGTGATATGCAGCGGTTGCTTGAGCTTAAGAAATATGCCGAAGACTACATTAAAGAGAAATCGAAATTCTTTGATTTGAAACTGTCGGATGGCAAGATAGTAGTGATACCGTTGAAAAGCCTTGAGGAATTTCAGCAGGAAGGAGAAATCATGCACCATTGTGTCTTCTCAAATGAATATTTCAAGAAGAAGGATTCCCTTATCCTTTCTGCCCGGATAGGTAGTAAACGTATTGAAACTGTTGAAGTCAATCTTAAATCGTTTCAGATAGTACAGTCAAGAGCCGTATGCAACGGAACATCGGAGTATCATGACTGCATTATCCGGCTGGTGGAGAAGAACATGAGTTTAATCAAAAAAAGAATAGCATAATGAAAGATTATATAGAATTTTTAAAAGACAAGATGGCAATCAGCCATCAGACAGGATTTGAAGTTAAGGCTGATGAACTTACCCCGTACTTATATCCCCATGTGAAAGATACGGTACGTTGGGCTGTTTGCGGCGGTTGCAGGGCGATATTCTCCAGCTTCGGTATGCAGAAAACCGTAACCCAGTTGGAGATACTGCGGATAATCCTGAACCGCACAGGAGGCAAAGGGTTGATAGTTTGCCCCAAGCGTGTAGTAGTGGAGTTCCTGACACAGGCCGAAAAGCATCTGGGCATGAAAGTGACCTATGTACGTACTATGCAGGAGGTGAAGCAATGTCCGACCAATATCATGGTGACAAACTATGAACGTGTCCGTGACGGCGAGGACGGAATAAGAATAGAACCTTCCTACTTTACCGTTACCTCATTGGATGAAGCGAGCGTGTTACGTGGATTCGGAACCAAGACCTATCAGGAGTTTCTTCCTATGTTTGCAGAAGTTCCGTACAGGTTTGTTGCCACTGCCACACCGTCACCCAACAGATACAAGGAGCTGATACACTATGCCGGCTACCTTGGAGTGATGGATACCGGGCAGGCACTTACAAGGTTCTTCCAGCGTGACAGCACGAAGGCGAACAATCTTACCCTCTATCCCCACAAGGAGAAGGAATTCTGGTTATGGGTAAGTACATGGGCGTTGTTCCTCACCAAACCGTCTGATTTAGGTTATCCCGATACAGGATATGAGTTACCAGAGTTACGGGTACATGAAGAAGTCGTGAGTGTGGATAACTCCACTGCCGGAGCCGACCGTGACGGGCAGGTGAAAATGTTCCGTGAGGCTGCTCTCGGTCTGGCTGATGCTGCAAAGGAACGCCGGGACAACATGCAGGAAAAGATTGCCCGTGTGGTGGAGATAATCAATCGCCCGGAAAACAAGGATGACCATTTCCTTTTATGGCACGACTTGGAGGCTGAACGTGAGGCACTCTGCAAGGCAATTCCCGGATGTAAGGCTGTGTATGGCTCGCAAGATGATAAGGAAGCGGATAAGGTAATAGCAGATTTCAAGGACGGCCGTCTGAAGTATCTGGCCGCAAAACCGGAGATGCTGGGTGAGGGTCTGAACTTCCAGTACCACTGCCACAAGGCAATCATGTTCATCGACTACCGTTTTAATGACAAGTTCCAAGCGATAGCCCGTATCTACCGTTTCATGCAGCAGCATCCCGTAGAGCTTTACTTGGTGTATGCCGAAAGCGAAGGTGAAATATTCAAATCATTCATGCAGAAGTGGGCGCAACACCGCCAGATGGTAGCCAAGATGACCGATATAGTCCGCAAGAACGGTTTGTTCGGTTTGCAGGCAGAGGAAAAGATGATGCGGTGGATGTTTGCCAGCAGGGAAGAAAAGTCCGGCAAACTGTGGAAAGCTATCAATAATGACAATGTACTTGAATGTCAGAAGATGGAAGATAATTCGGTAGACCTGATTGTAACCAGTATCCCGTTCTCCAACCACTACGAATATACGCCTACCTACAACGACTTCGGGCATAATGAAGACAACGGCAAGTTCTTTGAGCAGATGGACTATCTCACCCCGGAGCTTATGCGTATTTTAAAGCCCGGCCGGTTAGCCTGCATCCATGTAAAGGACCGTGTACTGTTCGGCAACGCTACGGGTGACGGTATGCCCACCATCGACCCGTTCAGCGAAATGACTGTGTTCCATTATCTGAAGCACGGGTTCCGCTACATGGGGCGTATTACAGTGGATACGGATGTGGTGAGGGAGAACAACCAGACTTATCGGCTTGGATATACAGAGATGTGCAAGGACGGTTCAAAGATGGGTATCGGTTGCCCGGAATATGTTCTTCTCTTCCGAAAGTTGCCTTCTGATACCTCACGAGCCTATGCTGATTTGCCGGTGACAAAGAATAAGAGTGAATACTCGCTTGCCCGTTGGCAGATAGATGCCCATGCAAGTTGGAAATCTTCTGGTAACTCTCTATTGAGCTATGAGGACATGAAAGGAGCCGGAATAGATAAGATACGCCATCTGTTCAGGAACTACGAACGTGAACATATATATAACTACGAGGAACATGTATCATTCGCTGAAGAATTGGAAATATACGGAAAGCTGCCTAAAACATTTATGGCCGTTGACCCTGTAAGCAAGAAAGATTGGATATGGGATGATGTCACCCGTATGCGCACGCTCAATACCAAGCAGTCACAGAAGAAACGGCAGAACCACATCTGCCCTTTACAGCTCGATATCGTTGAAAGACTGATTGAACGGTATTCAAACAAGAGTGAGTTGGTGTTTGACCCCTTCGGAGGTATCGGCACAGTACCTTATTGTGCCATCAGACTGAAACGTAAGGGATTATCTACAGAACTGAATTATGACTATTGGAAAGACAGTCTTTCATATCTGTATGAGGCGGAGATGGAAGTTAGCGCACCCACATTGTTTGATTTGATGGACAGTGCCGTATGAACATCTATCACACAGAACCCAGATTCGACTGCGAAAAATTCGCTCCATGCGGGCGCATCTCCCTGCACAAATGCCGGAAATACAAAGGCAGACTGGATGAATGCAGGGGATGTACGCTTGTACACCGTAAAGCCAAGACGGTTGCCGGTACGGAAGCCGGAAGAAAGGTTTGTCCGCATTGCGGACGTTCCCTTCCGCTCCACCGGTTTTATAACAGGACTGTCAGATGTGGGGATAAGGAATACCGATGTCTCACCTCCTGGTGCAAGATGTGTATGAGTGAAGTCGCAGCGGAAAGAAATCGTAATAATTAATTTAAAAATCCAATGAAAAACGTAACGAAAATAGCCAAGAAGTCCGCAGGGCTTAGCCAAAAATGCTCGATTTGCCCACTTATGCAAAGATGCACTTTAGAAATCCATAGAGCCTGTTTTGACAGCTTTGTAGAGGGTTTCAGGGTTTCAAGAAAGGGGCCAGAGCTGCTGAAAAAGAAATAAACAAGAAATTCAAATCGGAACAGATATGAATATAGACACAGAGTTTAATGTAGGTGATAGTGTATGTTACCTAAGTGGTGACAATATCTGTCATTCCACTATAAGCAAAATTACTATTGAAATATCCTATACAGATAGAAGTTTTTTAATGGTTTACAAATTGTCTGACGGCTTAAGTGTGCCTAGAAACAACTATCCACAATGGGGGAAAAGGCTTTTTAGAGACAAAAAGAGTTTAATAAAATATTTATCAGAATTATAACGGAACAGAAATGAATGATGGAGTTTATTTTGACCAAAATGGTAACGAGGTAATCGTAATCAATGGATTTGAATATTCACGAGAAGAATTTGATTCCCTTGTGAATATATGTGGAGATTGCAATATATAATAAAAGAAAGAAATGAGTAAAACAACAATTTATTACCTATTCCTAGTAGTAATGTATATGCTTTTAGGATAGGTGGAAAGGATAAGATATGAAACAGACAGTAGAAGAAGCGGCATACGATTATGCTACTAATAAAACGAAGTTCAGAAAAGACGTTCTGAAAGAAGTTGACGCGGATACCTACGTTTCACGTCATGCTGATAGTATGGAAGATTTTCAATGTGGTGCAGAGTGGCAGTCAAAGCAATCGCCTTGGATTAACGTTAAAGAAAGGTTGCCGGAAGAAGAACAAAAAATCTTCGTTTTGACAATGGGTTATGGCGTACCATATATTCAAAAAGAAACGTTTCGTAGAAGCAACAATTTAGATATAAAGGGAATATGGACTCACGGAAACAGTATCGTGTTGGCATGGCTTCCTATTCCGTCTTTCGATGATATATTAAAGAACAACAATAAAAAATGAAAGCAATAACCATAAAACAGCCGTGGGCCTCTTTGATAGTCCATGGTATTAAAGACATTGAGAACCGTACTTGGAGCTGCCCTAAGAAATACTTAGGGCAGAGGGTACTGATTCATTCAAGCGGTAAACCTTTGAATTATGATAATTTCTATGATTCAATACTTACCAATGAGCAGTTATTGGCATTACCGGAAAACAAAGAGTGGAAAGATTTTAGTTTTTATACAGGCTCCATAATCGGAAGCGTCGAGATAATAGACTGTGTACAAAACCATCCTTCCATCTGGGCAGAGAAAGGAGTTTATAACTGGGTACTAGCTAACCCTATTCTCTACGAAAATCCAATTAAGGACGTGAAAGGCAAATTATCCTTTTGGGATTATCCCGGTATCAAAGAGGTAAAGATAGAATGTCCGGAATGTGGCAGTATAGAAATAGCTGTTGAGGACTATACAACGGCACCATTCCCAACTTATTTGCATAGGTGTAATAAGTGTGAACATGTGATTATAGAAAGTGAGTGGAAGGAGGTAAAACTATGAGAGATTTTTATGAACTGATAAACCAATATCCATGGACTACTATTTTTCTTGCTATTTTCATTTATGAAGTGATTAAATGTGTGATGTCTAATTTGAAAAAGAAATAGCCATGAGCAAACTATATAAAGTAACTATTTTCGGGGAATCATTCCTAATCGGGTGGTTCCCTTTCTCTTCACGCTGGTATAACAAGCTAAAGATAATCAAATGATAGTACGTCATTTTATAAGAGTTCCGGTTGGAAGTACTGTCTATTGCGACAATCAGCCGGTTAAAATACTGGAGAAAGGATATGCCCTTGCTCTATGTGATATTAATGGGAAACGGGTATATATCACCTGCTATGATTTGGAAAAGAAACCATTCATCAGCACGAATGGGGAAGAATGAAAAAGAGCCAACCCACGCACGACCATGAATCAGCTCTTCCTTACACGATTATGATGCAAATATACTATTTACTTTTAAAATAATCGTGTTATGGAACTGGATTTTAACAAAATAATTCGCCTTAAAAAGATTAGAATTGAGAAATCAGAACTTTCAGAAGAAGAAAATACCTTAGCTTCACCGATTTTGAGAGATAAAAGCCTTATTAGGGATATCTATAAAATCTTCGTTGAGCTATTGAATAGCAGAAGTCTTCCCCCTTGTATTGATAGTGTTACCCAGCGGAAGAAGTTCATCTTCATTATCCTGTACCTGTTTTCTCCAAGTTCGCTTGCCGGTGGGAAAATGACAGCTGGGTTACGCGAAGAGATGTCAAGGGTACTTGGGGTTCAGTCCAAGAGTACAATTCCCGACAACTGCGCTGATGTCGTGTTTCTCTATCAGAACTATGGGGATTTCAGCGGGGATATAGAGTATCTTTATACCGAAATCGTAAATCGGTTAAAGATCAAAGGGCTAATCAATTAACGAGCCGGGGCTTAGCGCTCCGGCTTATCTAAATCAATAGTAGTGACTTTATCTTGCTCAGTTATATGAAGTTCTGATTTCATCCAAGTATGCAACTTGGGGTTATTATTGTAAGGTCTAATAGCTGTGAATATAGATGCAACTGTTGGGTATTTACTTAAAACAGCTCCAAATGCGCTAATAATACACTTCATATCTGAGCCGGAATTTAGGATAATAATGTCGTTGGAATTTTTATTTCTGACAATGTAGATTTCGGTATTCCAATCCCCCTTATTAACAGTTTCTATAACTTCGACTTCCGATTCTATTTCTTTGAGTTTTTCGTGAATAAATTTAGATTTACCCGAACCTTTTTCACCCTGGATTAATGTAATTTGTCTCATTTATATCTCCTTTCTTATTTTTAGTTTTTCGTTCTAACTCTCCTTTTCTGATTACGCAAATAGCATTCTCATAAGGTTCTTCCGTCTTTTGCCAGTAGTTCAGAAGTGACTGCCGGGCAATTCCAAGTTCTTGACTTGAAAATACATCATAGATGGCAGCAGGTGAAGCAAAGTACCTATGCTTACCAGTTGCTTTCATTTCTACGTGTATAACTCTTCTTTTATCTTCCTTTTCCATGATGCAAATATACTTATATAATTATTATATGTTACATAAAATAATACTTTTATAATTTATTAACTATATAAACAGTATTATTTGTTACATAATATACTATCTTTGCATCATCAGAAACGAAGTAATAACAATTAAAAGATAGAAGATATGAATATTATCAGTTATAAGAAAGGTGAGAACGAAGGTGCATTGTTCATTCATGACGAAAAGAACTATTCAGCTTGCACAGCGGTAGAAAGCAGCAAGCGTTTCAAGACGCTCAAAGGCGCAATCGCATGGTTGAATGCAAGAGGTTATAAAGAAGTATAAGTAACAATTAAAAGATATAAAGCAATGAAAGCAACAAGTTACATGAAGCAGCATAAGGCAAATGAGTTCTACGTAAAGAAGGTAAGAGGTTATTATATGGTAATAGATGGCTATGATATGAGCATGGCTTCTTTAGAAGATACAGAAGAAGCTGCTAACAAGATGGCAGCAGAACTGAATGCAATGAGAAATAATAGACTGAATATAGCATAAGTTTAACCAGCAGGGCGAAAGCCCTGCGCAATATAGAAGGATATGACTAAGAAAGAATTAATTGCAGCACTTGCAAATGTAAATGATGACGCGGTGGTATTGTTTGGCACGAAAGAAATTCAGTTTTTCGGTGCATTTGCTACACAGGTATATATTAACTGGGATAGTAATGAGGTTCTTATAGCCAATAAGCACACAGATGCCACAACACCAGTTTACTGCGAGTTATTACATGAGGATAAAACGCATTAACATAAATCGGCATGGCGAAAGCCCTGCGCAATATAGAAGGATATGAAAGAAAATATATTTTTAAAAGCAGTTATAGAAAAACCGTTATTGAATAATGAACCAGAAGTTTTACACCTTTTCGTTCAAATTATCAATGAAATAACTTCTTGTATGTCAGAAGACGAGTTAAGAGGCTGTATGAACTCTTTAATAGTAAGATACTCTTATTTTAAACTGTTTTTCGATTATGGTTTCGGACATAATCATATGTGGGTGAAAGCATCAGGTTCTTTAGAAAGATTGATATTGGTTGAGTTCTAATCCGGTAGCCTTATGGCTACCACAATATACACGATTATGAAAGCAGATTTAGTTTTAGTTATCAGCCCTGAAGCCCCACTGATGAAGCAACTGGGCAAGGTATTGGGTAAGATGGTAACCCCTTATGACTTCTCTACTATAGAGAGGGGTGAAAAGTACATCACCATACAGCATGATGAAACTGGGCTTGTAGTGACTTATACGAGTGAAGAAAGATTGAATGTGAAAATGAATTAAGAATGAAGAATGTATTAGAATCTTTGAAAGAAAGTGTCAAGAGTGGTAAAATCACAATCAGAGAGGCAGCTATAAAACTGCATAAAGCAGGGTGGACGAGTTTTGTAGACGTGGATAAAACGAAACAATTACTTGAATTATGAACTCAATAAATGTAAACGGTTGCAGCGTATGCCAGCCCGGCAAAGAGAATTACACTACCTACGCAACGAAGTTAGGCAGAAAGAGAGTGAGAATGTACCAGTACGACTACCGTACTGAAAGTGGTGAACTCTTTGCTTGTTGTGCGCCTACCTTAGAGGCGTGTAGAGAAAGACGGGACAAATGGTTGGACGCTAAAAATAAATCAGTATGTTGACAATAGAAATACCAAAATCAAATAGAAGAAAATCCGAGGAAGACGCACTTGCATCTTTCATCCTCTCGGAAATCAAAGAGAAAGGTGAATGTGTTTACTTTCATTATGGCGTAGGATGGGGAAATAACTGGCCTCATTGTTGGGCAAAAAATACTGGAAGTGACGCTAAAGACAGACACCAAATTTCGGAGTTGGCGCACGATAATGTCATAAGAGCATTTATAGACAAAGGCTATTCTGTCGAGTATAGAAGTGAAATAGCCGCCGGAAGATATGTGATTATCAGAGGATAGCTACAATGGAAATGAAAACGAAAACAAGTAAAGTCACGTTTCTACTCCGTTCCAAAAATCTGCAAAAAGCATTATCTATCTTTCCCACTTTTCATATTAACGTTCATCAAAGAAGAATGCAAGACTTTACAGATTACCAGTGAAATACTTTCCTGTAATTCTTTATCTTACCAGCAATTCGGCATTGATATCAACAAAGGAATTATAAAACACATAACAAAGTATTGACAAGCCGTGTCAGTACTTTGTTTTCCTCATTTTTCCCCTTAGCTCCCTTATTAAGTACCTTCGTTTCTGTAACGCAAAAAAAGCAATTATGGAAATTATTTACAGAAAACTAGAGGAACTGAAGAAACTGGAAAACAATCCAAGAACTATTTCGGATGAACAGCTAGACAAACTTAAAGAGTCAATCCGAAACAATCCGGATTATTTCGAAGCCCGACCGATCATCCTGTCAGACCGTACTGGCGAATTGATCATTATAGCCGGAAACCAAAGGTATGATGCCTGTATATCGCTAGGTATGCAACAAGTACCGACCGTTCTTATTCCCAACCTGACCGAGGAAAGGGAACGTGAGCTAATCATACGTGATAACGTTAACAACGGACAATGGGACATAACCAAGTTGTTTGACTGGGATTGTAACGAGTTGCTTAATTGGGGTATGGAAGGCATCAGCTTTCCTGATCCGACAGATTTTTCAGAAGATATAGAAGACAGTCATAATGTACTCAAGAACGCAAACTATGAAGCCGGAGCTCATATCAAATATTTAGTATTTGAGGGGTATAAGATTCCAGTCAGTGAAAGCGAACTGGAAGCACTGAAAGCACGGGCTTCTGAATATTTGGATGAGAACGGTGTAATGGTTGGTTTTGTTAATAATCTACTTAGCTTATGATGGAATACATAGACATATCAATATTGAACCCGGCAGAATATAACCCACGCCTGCTCACTAATGAAGCACAAGAAGATTTAAAAAAATCCATCAAGGAATTAGGCATTATCAAACCGATCATCATACGTCAATCGGATAAACGTATCATGGCAGGACACCAACGTACAAAGACAATGAAGCTGCTTGGGTATACCCATGTTCCAGCCTTTATTCTTGATGGTGTAAACTCCACCGATGAAGTAAGGTTCAACCAACTTCACAACTATGCGGAATGTGAGTTGTCGGAAATCCAACCAGAAATCAATGTAAGTCTTCATAAAGGAACAGAAGGATTTTATACTGTATCCAACAAAGATATCTCCATTCTTTCCAAAGGAGGAAACAACTCACGTGTTGTTGACCTTACGAAAATGATTCTCCGTTACGGCCAGTTTGCAAATGCCGTATGTGACCATACCGGGAAAGTGATCATCTCAACAGTATATGCCAAAACGGTAAAACTATTAGGTATGGACCTACTTGTATATGTCCTTCCAGAAGGGAAAGAAGAAATCGCGCTCAAATACTTCTCTAAGGAATATGGAGTGTTCGAGTATTCCCATCTGGAACGAAAGACCTATATACAGTCTTTTGCCCAAAAGGCACGGCTACGGCAAAAGAACGGGGTTCCAAGCAAGCGTAGCCATTCAACGTTGTATGAAACGCAGGTTATACCATACATCACCAAGGATATGCGCATACTCGATTTCGGTGCCGGACAAAAGGATTACGCAACCATACTGAAGAAAAAAGGCTATCTCATTGACGCCATTGAATTCTTCCACCGCAAAGATGGAGCGGACATCATTGATGAAAAGGAAATCAGGCAAGACTGTGCTTCCATATGCAAGACCTTGTCGGACTACGGGCTGTACGATGTGGTTGTGTGCGATAGCGTGTTGAACTCTGTGAACTCAGAAGAGGATGAAAAGAATGTCTTACTTTCGTTATCAGCATTATGCAAGCCCGGAGGAATGATATTCTGGTCTGGCATTCCGCTGCTGTTCGCCCAGAAATCATCTGAACGCAAGGAAACACACGACCATCGTTCTAAAGCCGTATTTCTTGACGCAAAGAACTTCACAGCCAACTTCCGTTTTGGTGAATGGTACTTCCAGCATTATCATTCCACAGCTGACATCGTCAGATTAAACACAGCTTACATCGGAAAGGATTTTAACATATTCGATAAAGGAATGAAGATAAGCCCAGAAAAAGAGTTAAGAGGTTCGTCATTTCAAGTAGCATCAACCAACGGAAGGAGCGCAAGTAAGAGTGATTATCTGAAAGCGTTGCAATATGAATTCACACTTCCTCTTCCCAATAATCGCAAATGGGATTTGGACAAAGAAATTATACCAATCTTTAAAACACTATAAACAATGGCAGCACCTAAAGGAAATCAGTTTTGGATGTTACGCAGCAAGCATGGCAGGGATAAACTCTTCGCCACGCCTGAAGCGTTATGGGAGGCGGCGTGCGAATATTTCCAATGGTGTGATGAAAACCCATGGACAACAAGAAAGGCTATACAACGTACCATGCCTGTTAGACGCAAAAAAGGTAAAAGAACAGAAACTGTTAATGAACAGCAAACACAACAAGAAGTTTCACCTACACAGCGCCCCTACTCTCTCACCGGATTATGTATCTATCTAGGTACTTCATCACGTTGGTGGAGTAGCTTCAGAAGTGAATGCATGAAAAAAAATGATGAAGATTTTTTGCACGTCATCGCGCGGGTGGAAGAAACCATCGAGACTCAACAATTTGAAGGAGCCTGTGTTGGCGCTTTCAATGCAAACATTATAGCCCGAAAGCTAGGGTTGTCCGACAAACAGGAAGTGGATCATACAACACAAGGCAAACCCTTCAACGGATTTGACTTTCTTCCCTATACTCCCGAAGCTGACAAATTGAAGTGATATGGAGCAAAAGGTTAACTTAAAACAGCGATTGGCATACAATTTTCTTCGTGACAGCAAAACGAAATTTTTATTGTATGGTGGTGCCGGAGGTGGTGGTAAATCATGGCTAGGCTGTGAATGGCTGATGCAATGTGCCTACTATCTTCCCGGTACTCGCTGGTTTGTTGGCCGAAATAATTTGAAGGATAGCCGTGAGTCCGTTACCGTGACCTTCAATAAGGTAGCATCTTCTCACAGCTTCACGGCATACAAGACAACAAATGAAGGGATAGCCTTCGACAACGGAAGTGAAATCGTTTATATTGACTTGACGTATTATCCGGTGAAAGATCCGATGTATGAACGATTGGGGTCTAAGGAATATACAGGAGGATGGATAGAGGAAGCTGGTGAAGTGCACTACCTTGCCTTCGAAGTCTTGAAAACCCGTATCGGCCGCCACATGAACGATGTATACCATGTACCCGGAAAGATACTTATCACCTGCAACCCGAAGAAAAACTGGCTATACCGTGAATTCTACAAGCCCTGGAAAGAAGACAAATTACAAGCTCCTTATGCATTTATCCAAGCTTTGGTGCAGGATAATCCTTGGGCAACAGAAGACTACATCGAAAGTCTTCGAAACACAAAAGACCGGGTAACAAAGGAACGCCTATATTTCGGCAATTGGGAGTATGATAATGACCCGACTGCCCTGTGTAACTACGACGCTATCTGTGACTTGTTCACGAATGAGTTCATTGCTCCTGCAGGTGAATCTACTGGTTCTGCAGACCTTGCAATGAAGGGACGAGACAGATTTATCGCCGGTCATTGGAAAGGGAATGTGTGTTTTATCAAACTGGATCAGGAATACAGTACTGGAAAATCCATTGAAACAGACCTGAAGCGGATGATGATAGAATGCTCTATTCCTCGTAGTAAGATGATTGCGGACTCTGACGGATTGGGGAACTATCTTGAAAGCTATCTGAACGGTATCAAGGAGTTTCATGGAGGAGCACGACCTATTAATCCTGAATTTGACAATTTGAAATCAGAGTGTGCCTTCAAACTGGCTGAGATGATTAACAATCGATTGCTTCGTATCGTATGCACGGAAGCACAGCGAGAACGGATCATTGAAGAATTGTCAGTTCTCAAACAAGCACATATTGATGCAGACACACGGAAGAAAGGAATAATCAGCAAAGAAAAAATGAAAGAAATATTAGGTCATTCCACAGATTACCTTGATATGCTGATAATGGCAATGATATTCCGCATCAAACCAACACCCAAACGACCAAAAGCAAAAATAGGAAAGATATGACAGTAAAAGAATTTTTGACAATAAGCAGCATTGCCACCGAACCCGAGGTCATTAGAACCAAGTTGGATGAACTGAGAAAACCTTATCAACTAGGGCAGTATAAGACACCAGATACCCTAAACGACATAAATATGGGAGAACTGATGCAACTGCAATCCATCGAAACAGAACACGATATCTTGTTCGTTCCCTGTACTGTACTGATGGGGCTGAGTAAACGTTATATATCCCAACTTCCAGCTAGCGATGTACTGGGATTCGTACAATGGGTGGCCAAAGAAGTTGAACGAATAAATAAACTATTCGCGTCGACTAATGTACCACCCACACCCGAAGAGAAGCAAGCAGGATCCGAATTGCTAAATTTTGGACCTTTCGGCATGATTGATTACTATGCGCAGCGCATGGGTATCACTGATCATGCAGAAGTAGACAGCGTGCCATGGGTCAGAGTATATAAATGTCTTGACATGGACGCCAAAAGAGTAAGATTCGAACGTAGATTAAGAAACATATTAAGTAAGAAGAAATGACGGTAGAGCAAAAAATTAAAAAGATAGTAGACTCCATGGAGGGTGTAAGTTACCTTTTTGACAACTGGCAAACAGCCAATATAAGACTGGACAAGATTAAATTGCCGGCAGTGCTTAATCTCCTTCCTGTAAGCGGAACTTTTAATCTAGGCAGACAGCAGTTAAGAGACTGCCCTAACTGTATGATGGCATTCATGGATAAAACCAAGTTCGATTTTGATGGCACAGAAAATGATGCAGTGATAGAAGGATGCAAGAATAAAGCCAAAGAATTCATATTGCTATTGAACAGGAGTGGGATGTTCAAAGAAATATCAGGAGATATCCCTTATTCTGTTTTCTATGACAAGCTGGATGTTAATGTAACCGGAATAGTTATCCAACTTAAGTTAGAAGAGATAATGGGTACTGTTATTTGCAACAAGAGCGTGAAAGAGATTGTATATGGCAGCAGAAACTAAAGCCGGAACCCTAAGAATAATAGGTGAAGAGCTGGAAGCGTTACGCAAGCGAATTATAGCCAACCATGAAGCAGCCGGACAAGTAGCCAGTGGAAGGACAAAGGGCAGTCTGAAAGTAGAAATGTCGGAGGACGGAGGCGTTTTGTGGGGCAGGCAGGCATTCGCTGTACTAGAAACCGGACGTGGACCAGGGAACGTTCCGAAAGGATTTTACAAGATTATCCGCCAATGGGTGGAAGATAAGGGTATACAAGTAAAGAAGCCCGATTCCTTCGCCTACCTTGTCGCTAGAAAGATAGCCAAGGAAGGAACGGAACTATACCGAAACAGAAAACATGAGGAAATCTATTCCCGTGATCTAGAAAATACCGTGGACAATATAGCTAGCAGGGTATCGGCTATATATGAAACAGAAGTTGAACATATAAATCTGAATTTCGACAATGAGAACACATACGATAGATAATACAACAATTGAATATCCTGACCAAATAGGATTCTGCTTTAATCCTGTGATAATAAATATCCTTGGCGGAAACTATCAATCTGTTACTGCAACGGTAACGGACACCACCACAGCCACATCAGACAGAGAGAACAGAGCGACGTTCGGTGGTTCCTGCTTCTTTGACCTATCATTCTATACGCAGAGCTATTTTGACGAATACAGAGAAGTCGATTACAAGTCAACTCACGCCGAAGATAGTAAGTTAGGACGTCTGTTTAGCATAGAGCTTGATATGTATAACGAATCAGGAACACTTGAAAACAGCTTCCAGTTCAACGTATTCATATTGTGGGGAGCCAGTAAGGTTGGAGAGCAGTATAATGGAAGCCGAGTGCTGACATGGTTCAAAAACTACCCATTCTCTGTAGGCTTATACTCTGCAACATCAGGGAATGTAAAAGTAACTATAGATGGTTCCGAAAGCTCCCCTATCGCATTATCAGGACAAAATGCATGGAATATCATTCTTGCTGGAATAGATGCTTCAGACAGGGTGGAATTTTATCTACCTGGAAGTAATACGGCAGCATCTGTTTTTGACCACACCTTTGATTTCACCTTCCGAGGGCTGCTCAATATGGCCACAAAGATCACTTGTAAGGTTGACAATTCAGACTGTGGAATATACTTGAGATGGATCAACCGCCATGGAATGTGGTGTTACTGGCTATTCATGCAAGGAGACGAGACTTCGCAGGTATCCAATGACGGAGAGTTCATCAGAAACAATATGCAGGATTACAGTTACAAGAACGGATACCATGGAGGTAGCGGACGAAAGCAAAGGAAAATGGAAGAAACGACACTTCCCGTATGCGCTCCATTAATAGACAGCATAACTTATGACTTCCTTTACCAAATGGCCACATCTCCTGTTGTTGATATGTTCATGGGCTATGATGATAACGGTAACGCCAGATGGATGGCCGTAAATGTGTCTGTGGGAAATTTCGTCAAACAGCGGGTATCACTGCAAGACTTTGAAGCGAACATTATATTACCTGAAACTAACGTGCAGAGCTTATGAGAAATGAATTATTATATGTCGGTGCCAACAACAAATTAGTAGATATGGACGACAGCACCAATATCACATTAAAATACAAGAATAATATATTCACCGATATAGGCAAAATTGTAAGTAACACAAGCTACACTATTAAACTTCCAAACACAGTGAGAAATCAGTCTGCATTTCTTCACGCAGACCTGCCATCCTGCCAATATTCCGTTGCTTCATTTTACCTTGACGCTAGATACATAAGAAACGGAGTAGAAATTATCAAAGGGGCAAAAATATACTTGATAGGCACGTCTGATGTGTTTGAAACCGCATTAATATGGGGAAACGCAACACAATTTTCAAGTATTGCCAATGAAGAAAAAAAACTGCAAGATTTAAAAGAACGTTGGCATTATGAAAGCCAAGGGAATGATCCATTTCCTGATTATTACATCGAATGGAATAGCGGAAAGAACGTAAGCCAATATGATAGTCATGGAGATTTCTTTTTCCCAAAAGTAAATTACAATATACGTTCAGCCGATAAAGACTTACCCTATCATCCGGCAGTTAAAGCAACATGGATTTTAGAACATATATCACTTGATAATGATGTGATATTCATTTTTCCAAGTGAACAGCAAGCAGTCTTGAACAAGCTGTTTATCCCATTGCTGACAAGAAATGACGGGTTGGAATTCTCTCAAAAGAATGAACTGTGGTTGAATGCAAAATATTACCTTAACCAAGGAACCGGGCCTATTGAACTTTACTTCGAAAATAAAGAATATTCATCATATTATGGAACGGTAAATAAAAGCTCGCTAAGCGAAGGCACATTCATTAGTGGAATAAAGACAAAAGGAAACTCCATAAAACTCAATGCTTCAGGCAAAGTATCAATACATACTTTAACTTCTTTCTATCCCAGCAATGCAGCCATGATAGCTTATTATATTGAGAACGGAGAGAACAATGAAATATTCAACATAGGATATACGGATATAATAAGCAATGGAGGAAACTCTTACAATATTACGTTTGAGTTCGAAGGTGTAGAGTCTGACTCAGTAAACAAAGGTACAGATATCCGGTTTGGATTCACAAATATCGGATTTATTGCAGACGTATCAAACGGTGTAGATGGAATCATAAATCTAAGAATGGAAAACAGCCTTGTATCGCCCAAGCAACCAGACGAAAGTATTCTTAACGGGAATGGTCATTACCCCATTATACCAAATTTGCCAGATATGACACAGCTTGATTTTATTAAAGCAATATCTACCATGCTAGGCGTATTTGCATATCCTATTGAAGGCACGAACATTATAAGATTTATGTCTGTCGATGATATCATAAAGAAAAAAGAACAAGCGTACAATTGGACTAGACGGGTAATAGCATCGTATATGGCCAACAAGCCTAAAGAAATGAAATTCACTATCGATGGCTTTGCACAAAGAAATATACTTAAATACAAAGACGATGATACGGTAAAAGGCAACTACAGTGGAGAAATTACTTGCTTGATCAGCTCATTAGAGAAGTCTAGAGAAATGGCAGAGTTGAAATTTGCAGGATGCGACATGAGAGGAATTACAGCATTCATACGATTGTACAAATATGACGGAGAGGGAAAGGCTGAACTGCAAAAAGTTCAACCAAGAATACTTCTCGAGGAAAACAATGGAGGTCTATCAAATGGAACCTTCACACAATTGTCGTTCACAGATATCATAAAAAGATTCTACACAAGCTTTCAAAATGCAGTGTATACCCCCAAAATCATTAAAGAAAAAATAGAAATAACAGAAAAAGACTTGAGAGACTTAGATATGACCACTCCAGCATATCTGGCCCAATATGGGAAATATTATGCAATTCTATCCGTTACAGCAGAAAATACAGGAATAGCAAATGTTGAATTATTACAATTAGACATCTAAAATTATGGCAGACAAAGTAGAAAAGATACTTGATATCAAAGTGAATTATAATGAGGCTATCAAAGCTATAGCCGAGTATCAGACAAAAATCGACAAAGCCAAAGAAGCAGAGGCGAAACTGAAGGAACAGTTAAAGGCTGGAGACATAAAAAGGCAGCAGTACAATGAAGAAATGGCGGCATCTAAAGCCTATATCAACGACTGTAATGATTCGATACGTGTTATAACGAAAACAATGCAAAATCAGCTCAAGCAGGAGAAGGCACAAGAAAACAGCCTTGTTTCTCTCCGTGCCAAACTGTCAAACCTAACGGCTGAATACGATGCTTTATCCGAAGCGGAACGTAAAGGTGCTAGCGGCACAGAATTGAAAAACAAGATTAATGAGGTTACTGATGCTCTAAAGGGCGCTGAAGAAGAGACACAGCGGTATTACCGAAATGTTGGCAATTACAAGGAAGCTATAATGGAAGCCGCCAATGCCAATATCCCGTTCGTGCAGCAGATAAATGTAATGGTAACCTCCTTGGGTGGAGTAAGAAATTATTTGTCTGGAGTAAAAACAGAAATGCTTACTGTTTCGACCACCACAACCGGCTGGATTAAAGTTTTGAAACTGTTGAAAGTTGCTCTACTTGGAACTGGTATTGGAGTATTAATTGTAGCTTTAGGATCTTTGGTATCATGGTTCACCAAAACACAGAAGGGCGTGGAAGCAGCCAATAAAATAATGGGGGCTCTGGGTGCCACTGTAAATGTCTTAATAGACCGGGCGGGCAAGTTGGGAAGTGCTTTAGTGAATCTGTTTACCGGGAACTTCAAACAGGCGGGGAATGATGCCAAATCCATATTCGCTGGTATCGGTGATGAAATAGTCAATGAAACCAAACAGGCGTGGAAGCTGGCAGAAGTCTTGAATGAGATAGACAAGAGGGAAGTCATGCTGTCCATGTCACGTGCCGCTAACCGAGCTGAGATTGAGAAGCTGAAAAAAGCTGCAGATGACCAGACCCTGTCCACACAGGAACGTATCAAAGCTGCGGAAAAAGCTGCAGCAATGGAAAAAGAGGACTTAAAAATCCAAACAGACTTAGCGAAAGCAAGAATTGCCAATATGCTCGGATATACTAAAGTAACAAAGGAAGCCCTTAAGACCATTGAGGACATGCAAAAAGGAGCAATTACAGCAGATGAAGCTATTGGAAAAATCGGTATATCGGAAAGCACTATTGATGACCTTAGGAAATTAAGCGAAGAAGTAAACAGATTAAGTGAATTGGAAGAAAGCAGTTACACCCGTCAGACAGAGCAGCAAAATACCCTAAACTCTATCCGCCAGGAAGGTGCAGACAAAGCAAAGGAAGCAAAGCAAACAGAACTGGAAGCAGTAAGGGCAGCAGAAGATGCTATGCTTGCCTTAGTGAAAGACAAGAGAGAACAAGCACGGAAAGAGATTGAATTGAACTATTCCCGGCAGATTGAGGATTTGCAAATCAGTTTAAAGCAAGAAGAGAACCTTACCGCTAAGGCTCGTGAAGCCATCAACGCCAAAATAAAGGCTTTGGAACAACAAAAATCTATGGAACTTAGCAAGTTGTCCGATGAGGAGCTGAAAAAAGAACTGGAGAACCGTTTAAAAATGATATCCCTGCAATTGGAATCGGTCAAGGAAGGCAGCGAGCAGGAGTATCAGTTAAAGATACAACAATTACAAGCACAACAAGAGGCGGAACTTACCAGCACAGAACAAACCGAAGAAATGAAACTGGCCATTAAAGCAAAGTACAATACCAAGATAGACGAACTGGCAACAGTTCATGAGCAGGATATTATCAACAAGCAACAGGAAGCCATGCGCATACGCTTTGAAACGGAAATCGCACAAGCATATGATAACGAAAAGGAAATTCTTCGTATAAGGATGGAACAAAAGAAAGCCGAGCTCGATAGCCTGCAGCAAATGGAAGGTGAAAGTATAGAAGCATTCAATCTTCGCAAGCTGGAAGCACAGAATGCTTATCTGGAATCCAAAAAAGAACTGAGCGATAAGGAGATTGAAATAGAACAAGCTAAATATGAAGCAATGGAACAGGTGACAAATGGCCTTGTAGCTCTCACAGAACAAATTGGGGAGTCTGACAGAGGATTTGCTATGGCAAGCAAAATGTTGGCTTTGGCAGAGATCGCCATCAATTCAGGTAAGGCGATCGCAAAAATGGTATCCGCAGAATCAGGGAAAGGTATTCTTGGTATAGCTACAATGGCATCAGGTATTGCAACAATCCTTTCTAACATTGCAAATGCTGTTAAGATAGTAAAAAGTGCTAAATTTGCAGAAGGTGGTTTGGTTACAGGACCGGGGACAGGAACGAGCGACAGTATTCCGGCACAATTGTCGAATGGAGAATCCGTTATAACTGCCAAAGCTACGTCCATGTTCGCCCCTATCCTATCATCCTTCAATATGATGGGTGGAGGTGTACCTATTAATGTAACAGCAACGAATAATCAAACTTTAGGCGAAGATATGCTGGCCAGAGCAGTCGCCAAAGGAATGATGATGGCTCCTGCCCCTGTCGTTTCTGTAGAAGAGTTTACTTCAGTTGCGAATAGAATTAAATACATAGAAGAAAGCGGTAGTTTATGAAAGCATACGAACTATTATATATAAACAGGAACACTCTTAGGATAATGTCTGAAATGTCATTAGATGCATCAGATATTAAATACCTAGAAATGTATAAAGACTACACCCGTCTTACGGCTGAAGGTCATAAAAAGGCATATATCATGCAGTACCTGGCAGATGAATACAGCATTTCAGAAAGGACCATCTATAGAGTCATTGACAGGTTGTCCGTTGACGTTTCAATTCAATAAGGGGGAAGAATAATCTTCCCCCTATTTTTTTACTGACAAAGCGTGTCAGTGCTATTATGTTCTGAAATTCTTATAGCCATATACCGTTTTTTACCTTTGCTTCAAAATAGATTATATATGGCGAAATTATACATCAACAAAGATATTGTTGCGGATAAAGACAAAATGGAAAATTGGTATCTAACTGGTGAAGAGGGATTGTCTTTTCCCGATATTCAAAATTTCCTATCTTGGATAGATCCGAATGACCACGTTATTGATATTGAGATACATTCATGCGGTGGTGATGCCGTTGAAGGGTATGCCATTTATGACGCTTTACGTGCTTCAGGAAAGCAAATCAGCTGTACTGCAGTAGGACGATGTGCATCCATGGCAACCGTGATATTATTGGCCGCTGCAAAAGAAAGACGTTTTGCTTATCCACATGCAAAGTTTCTTATTCACAAGCCTTATATGGCTTCATACGATGGAGACCTTGATCTTGAAACCCTAGAATCAATAAAATCAAACTTGGAGAGTGAAAAAAACAAGATGCTAGCTTTGTATGTAGAACGCACAGGATCGGAAGCCTCAGTTATCGAAGCCCAAATGAATAAAGCCGGTTGGTTTGGTGGTGAAACAGCCAAACAATTAGGTTTTATCACGACCGTTCTTATGCCTACAACTGCCAAAGGGAGAACTTACACATTTAATAACAAAAAAATGAACAAAGAAAAAGAAGTAACAGTGAAGCAGACTATCATAGACAGGCTGCTGGCCAAATGCGGCTATCAAAAAATTGAAGACGTACAGGTCGTATCTATGGAATTGACAAATGCCGAAGGTAACACGCTTACCGTGGAAAGAGATGAAGGTGAACCCCAAGTAGGAGATACAGCAAGTCCCGATGGCGAACATGTCATGCCTGACGGAAAGACTATCATTGTGACAGATGGCGTTATTACAGAAATTAAAGATCCTGATGAATTGGAAGAGGATGAAGTGAAAGCTTTAAAAGCCCGTATAGAAGAGTTGGAAACTGAGAATGCTTCTCTAAAGACGAATGCCCGTACCATTGAGGACAACAAGATTCTGAACGCAGTCCGTATGGCCGGGGGCGAAAACTGGCTGGCAAAACATTGTAGTACTTATAAAGTGTCAGCTCGTACCCAAACGTTCAACAAGGGTATAAAAGGAGTAGAAGAAAATGAAACGCCTATTCAGAGAAAACTTCGTGAAGAAAGAGAAAAAAGAAACAACAAGTAATAAAAGGAGGGGAAATGCCTATTTTAGATTTTGACAAACTTACACCTGATAATCAGGCTGTAAAAGACTTGAAAGACCTTATTCAGTTAACAGTCTTTCAAAACGAGGACATGGAGCGTTTTATGACGTTTATGCCCAATGTGACTAACGGTAAAAAAGCAGGTTTTATCGGTGAAATGGAAGATATCGGAGTAGCCGGCTCCGGATGCGACCCTGAATATAAAAAAGTGGCTATCGCTGCCGCCCAAAAGGAATGGGAAATCGGGGATTGGCAAATTCCTTTGGAAATGTGCTATACAGATTTGGAAAACACCATTGCCAAGTACTGCCTTAAAACGGGAACAAATATAGGAGACCTGACATCGACCGAATATATGGACGGTATTGTACTGCCGAAGCTGTCTGAAGCTATGATGAAAATGATGTGGCGTTTTACATGGTTTGGAGATAAATCAGCAGCGTCTGTCACTGGAGGTGGTCAAATCACTGACGGAGTAAACATCGAACTATTTAAAACATGTGACGGTTTTTTCAAACGTCTGTTTGCCATCTGTACCAACAATGCCGAACAGCACACTGAAATTGCAGCCAACGCAGAAGAATCATATGCATTACAAAAATCAAAGATGAAAGAAACAGGCATTGCCACATCAATATTCGATGCGATGTTGCAAGATGCCGACAGCCGGATTTTCCAAAAAGACGGATGCGCAATTTTCGCCACCAAGTCAATGTGCGATGCTCTGACTCACGATATGAAAGAAAAGTACAAGGTAATCATGCCCTGGGAAGTTGTATTTGACGGTGTAGAGGTCAGCAAATACGATGGAACAACCATCGTTAAATGTTCCATTTGGGATAGATTTATTCAAGCCTATCAGAACAACAAAACCAAACTTAACTTACCGCATCGTGCTGTTTTATGTTCTCCTGAGAACTTGATGTATGGATGTGAGGGCACCGAACCGATGTCGGACTTGGATATCTGGTTTGATAAGAAAGCCCGCAAGAACTACATTTATTCAACAGGAAAATTAGGCTCCATGATTGGCGAAGATGAGTTGGTACAGGTAGCATACTAACGAAAAAGAGCAAATATGGCAATATGTGATATAACAATCAAAAAGGACATCGCACCATCGTGCGATGATCCTATCGTTCCCGGGCTGGAACAGGAAGGTGTGATAATGAATCGCGCAGACGTGGATTTCGGTGCGGTTACATTCAACGCAACCCGTAAGAATGTGATCGAAACTCTTGCACTGAAAACAGGTAAAAAAGGTTACAAGGTACAGGTATTCGGTGCAACCCCCTTTACTGGTACCAATACAACCTTGGCAACAGGAACCTATCGTAACACGTTTACTAACATAGTGAACATGGTTGTATTAGCAAATGACCCCGATGTATGCAATGACATTATTGACGGGCTTGCTAACGGTGATTTTGTCGTTGTATTGGAAAATAAAGCCAAAGGGTTAAATAAAACCGAAAATCCGGGAGATTCAGCTTTCCAGGTTTACGGTTACTACCAAGGTTTGAAAGCCGCAGAGATCGGCAATGACAAGTATTCCGAAGAAACGGAAGGGGGATGGAATATCTCTTTGCAAGAAACCAAAGTTCCCAAATCAGCATTATTCTTGTACAAAACATCTTACGATGCGACAAAAACGCTTGTTGAAACACTGACAAAACCAACTGAATGATTATGGAGTTAGAAGAAGTGGTTGATAAATTAAAGGAGCTAGGAGAACTTCCCTCCTACTCCTCTTCTGATAAATCGGAGATAGAAAGATTGTACAAGGAAGTATTAGGAAAAGAATTCACCAAGACATCGTGTAACGACTGCTATCGCGATGCTGTAATCGAAATGACTGTTTACATCAAAAAGAATAACCGTATGAAAGAAAAATGTAATTATATATTAAAGAATGGTGTCCTGCTTCAACCGGAGTTCGGAAGCAATAAAATGTACACTAATGACAACCTCACTGATGAAGTTGCTGAAAAGTACCTTGCCAAAAATCCAAAAGGTGAAATTTATTTCGCCCATATACCTACGGACTGGAAAGAACGTGTTAACAAATGTGGATACAATCAAAGCCTGCTTGATTCAATGGTAGAATCATTACAAGACGGAGTTTCTGAAGAATCCGTGGCTGACACGTTGAAAGATTTCCAAATCAACGGCAAGAAAATCAGTAAAAAAGTTCTGAATCTGCATCTAAGCAAGGCCATTGAAATTGTGAACGCAATGAATGGAGAAGGCGAAGATAAAGTTGAATAAAAGAAATAAAGGACGAACGTAAACCTCGCGAATATGAGAGTAAGAGATTTAAAAAAGAAAAGCAGTAACCGCATTGATACAAGCTATTTACAAAATCTAGGAATTCAAGCCTACGGACAGGACAACCTATATCCGCAGACATTAAAGAATATCATTGCTGCAAGCTCTACTGCATCTGAATGCTCAGACCGTTTCGCTGACTTCATTGAAGGAAACGGATTCCGTGAGGTTGCTTTTTCCAAATATGTAGTCAATCGAAAAGGTGACACATTGGATGATGTGCACATGTTACTATGCAAAGACATGTCCGAACTCAATGGAATAGCAATCCATGTTAACTACAATGTTTTCTGTGAGATAGTGGAGATGCAGCACGTACCATTTGAAAATTGCCGTCTGACAGAAGAAGATGAAAACGGTTATGTGGCAAAAATAGCAGTACATCCAGACTGGAGCGGAAAGAAGACACGTAAAGGGAAAGCTCTGCAGGTCAAGAAAGAAAACATCGACTATATAGATGTTTTTAACCCTCAAAAAGATGTGATACTGGCTCAAATAGAAGCAGCCGGAGGCATTGAATACTACAAAGGTCAAATCCTATGGGTGTCAATGGCCGGGAAAAATACTTATCCTGTCGGGAAAGGTGACCGGGTGGCTACAGAAATGAGTACCGATGAAGGGCTGTCCAATGTCAAGTACAGAAATGTACGAAATAATTTCTTCCCTGGCGCTATGGTATTCACCAAAAAGGGATCGAACATAACCTTTGACGAAGAAGGCAACGAAGTGAAAGATACAGACGATGACGACAGTTTCTCAAATACACTCATCCAGTTGCAAGGTGATACGAATGCAGGAAAGATTATGGAAGTTACTTTAGAAAGCGATGAGGAAAAACCTGAAATAATAAATCTGAACTCACAAAATTACGACAAAGAATTTACCGTTACTGACGCAAGTGTGGTTGAACGTATTTATTCAGCTTATGGCCAAGAGCCATGGTATTGCATCCGTATTGGTAAAGTCGGATTCTCAGGCGATATTTTGGAAGATGCTTTCGAGTATTACAATTCTATCGTAAGCAAGCAACAACGCTTAATAGAGCGTACCTTTAGCCGTATATTCAGCTATTGGTATGAAGTAGTCAACCCCTCTAATGATTATAGTGTGGAACCATTAAAGTATGTACGAAATGCAGCAGTATCTAATAACAACAGATGAGGTATCGGCTTTGTCTCGCGGAATGTCTGTACATCTCGATCCTGACAAGATAGAAACCTACATCCGTGAGTCGGAGAATATCTACATCAAATCAGCGTTGGGAGACGAACTGTTCCTTGACGTGAAAAAAAATCCTGAAAAATACCAGCTACTGCTTGACGGAGGTACTTATGAAACTAAATGTAAAAAGAAGATAATCATCACTGGACTTCGCGTAGCTTTGGCTTATTATACCTATGCCTGTATTGTCAAAAATGGAGATGGAAATGTATCCCGTTTCGGCTTCGTGAACAAGGAAGGTGAATATAGCAGTCATACAGTATTCAAGGAAAAGATGATGGTGTATAGCGATGCATGTAGTATAGCTGACCGCTACCTGAAAGAATGCGTGCTTTACCTAAAAGAATGCGGTATGCCACTTTATAACGGTGAAGGGAAATTAAAATCTAATAGAACTGTTTTTCGTGTAATAGGAGAATGAGCGATTCTGTTGACATATTAAAGAAACTGGCTCTTCAAGTAAGAAACGCATCTACAGAAGGAGAGAATACAGCTGAAAGAATTGGGCGCATATTTATCGGGATTCTAGAAAACATGGATAATTCTGATATAGAAAAGCTCACCAAATACTTTTTGCGCAAAGACAAGGAGGATTCTACAAATTTTCTTTTATCATTACTGGGCGGAACTGTCATTAAGAAATATGCCAAGTTCGGTGATTTCGTTACCGGCGTATTAGGTGGATACATAGACGAAAAGGGCAATCTTGAAATGGAAAGCGGTGTATTTCGTAAGCGTTTGTTTGTTCCTGAAATAGCTTATAACCGTACAACCTATTTCAAAGGACGTATGGTAAACTCCCCCGGTGGTGGTTGTACCGTATTGTCATACGTGGATAACGGCGATGGAACCTACACCATCACTCCCGATCTGACAGATGCGGACGGATTGAGCCAGTTTGTTGATGACATCCTTACCACCTATTTTGTGACTAAAAATAGCGAAGGCAAGCTGAACGGCTTTGAAGAAATGAAATTCCGGGTGACTGCCGCAGATTATACAGCCAAGAAGTTTACTGTCATTCCCCGTCCGGGGCATTCTGACTGGAAACCTGCCGAACAGATGGTATTGGCACAAACAGGTAACTTTACGGACCCGGAACGTCAGACTTATATAATTATTGATTCAGTCAACGGAAACAACTGTATTACATTCTTTGACAATGCCAACACTTGGGACCCGGAGCCGGCGCAGATGCCTGCGTGGTTCGGCAAAAAAAAGGGCATGACCGTTAACGGAATTGATTGCGAGAAATATTCAGCCGTGTTGCAACAGGTCTTATTGACTGGGCTTATCTTCCAGATAGATGAGATAACGGGAAACAAGGTTCGTGTACCTTTGGACAAGGGTGAATGGGTTTCAGGTAAGTACGCCTACTATGACCGGGTGTCACATAACGGGGCTTTGTGGTTGTGTGTTGATGATAACGGAACGACAACAGAACCTTCTGATGATAATCCGGCATGGTTGAAACAAGTGGCGGAAGGGCAAAAAGGTGAACCGGGTCTGTCTGTAATAGGTGGCGGTCATTGGGAATCCTCTAAGACCCCATACGAGGTCAATACCATGGTCACTTTGGCGGGCTGTGTTTTTATCTCCAAGGTGAAAACATCCAATCCTCCGATTAAAATTGCAAGGTTCAGGAACGGCAATTATCGAAAGAAAAAGGATGGCGGTTATATCCTTGCCGGGAAATCAGCCGACTGGACCGTGCATGAAGACTGGGAGATGCTGCTGGACGGTCGTGAACTTAAAGGTGAGAGTATCACCTTCTTGGGTGAGTTCGCATCCCATCCGTCCAATCCCAAGGAGGGTGACAGCTACCGAAATACGGCTGACCATTGTACTTACATATACCGGAATGGTTTGTGGATGGTCATGGTCAAAGACGGGACTGACGGTAAGGACGGCAAAGGTTACGAGTGGATCTACACCCGTACCAACATCATCGGCCTTACCCCTGACAAGCCGGATTCGAAGCAGCAGGATGATTATATACCGGAAGGCTGGACAGATGATTTTCTTGGCGTGGATGCAGACCATCAGGTGGAATGGGCGTGCAAACGTGTGAAGCGTGATGGAGTATGGAGTGAATGGAGCACTCCGGCCCCTGTGCACCGTTGGAGTAAGGACGGGGAGTCGAATATCATGGCCGACCTTGACAATGAGATGGTGAGCGTCGCTCTTACCAGTACCGGTGTTACTACTTCCGCACAGTCATGGACTACCCATGTATCCATGTGGTACGGTACCGAGAAACTCACCCTTGAGACTTTAACAGTCAGCACGCCTGCCGGTTTCACGGCAAGCACAAGCAAGGCCACCGGAGCGGTGGCGATATCCGTCGCTGCCGGAAAGTCGGTTCCGGAACAGAATACGGTCACCATCACACTGGCTGCAATGAAGAACGGGCAGCTCTATACCCGTGAACTAACTTTCAAGATAACCGGTGTCCGTGGCGGGGCGGACGGTTCCGATGCGGTAATTTATAGCCTTGTCACTTCGGCCACGATGGTCAGCAAGAACAAGAACGGCGGTTACAGTGTAGCTTCGGTATCCTGCCGGCGTATGAAGACAGTCGGTGCGGTCACTACGGCCACAACGGACGGGGAGTTGAAGTACAGTCGTGACGGTGCGGCCGAGGTTCCCATCGGTGATGGTGTCGGGGTGGCTTCCGGTAATTTTACCAGTAGCTTGAAGTTCGTGTTCTACGTGAACGGTCAGGCGGTTGATGTCGAGACTGTCCCGATGGTTGTGGACGGCAGTGACGGAAAGGATGGTGAGAGCATCACAGCAGCCGGTCATTGGGAATCCGCCAATACTCCGTATGCCAAGAACAGTACAGTATCGTTTGCCGGAGGATCTTACTTAAGCAAGGTTGAAACCTCCAACCCTCCGATTAAAATCGCCAAGTTCAGAAACGGCAGACTCCGCAGGAAAAGAGACGGCGGATACATCCTCGCCGGCAGATCTGCGAACCGGACGGTACATGCGGACTGGCAGGAGATGGTTGCTCCCGTCGGACCGTCG